TATCTACAATAGGTATTATATGTAGTATGTTACTAACTGCATATAATATCTACCCATTAAACTTATATGTAGCTATACCAGCCACACTCGGCTGGATAGTTGTATCGTTTGTATGGGAAGAAACATCATTAATAGCCATGAATTTAGTAGCTTTAGCTATTTATCTTCTAGGAATATTAAATTATTTAGGAATTACATTATGAGTATAACCTTTAGTCCCCTCATGGGGATGGGAGTTGGGATAGAATTTACTGAAGCTAGACAGTCTGAACACTTAATACACTATTGTCTCATAGATATAGTGATTTTAAGGATACAAATTGCCTGGTTTGGTAAAGAATCCTCATAAAGGGTATTTTAAGAGCCGTAGTGAGGTTTTAGATAGTTTTGATACCTCACTTACGGTTACCTTTAGTTAATCTCCTGGGTCAGCCCAGTAGGGACTGTTTTCCCAGTACTCTCTTAAATATGGTTCTAAATCCTTACCTTCTGACATAGCTTCATTTAATTGTTGAACTTGTAACCTAGCTTTTCTTTTAGCAGCACTTCTAGTTTGTTTCTCAGTTTTAATCTTAGCATCAAATTGTCTTCCTAATGCTTTATCTAAATCAAACTCTTCATAATCATCTTTAGCATGAATTAATGTAGAAACTTGAGGTACTGTCTGTAATAATTTAGTTCCTAAATCACTAGCCAAGTCTTCTATGTTTCCTGTACCACCTGGTAAATCATTTACGTCATAAATAGGCAATCCATTATATGTAGTTTCATTCATCATCATTTCATAAACTAACATTAATGCAGGATTAATAGTCAATAGTACTTGCTTAAGACTTTGATATCCAGTTTCTTGACTCTTAACTTTTCCCATAGTTTCTAATACATGAAGAATACCAGCTCGTCTCATCTTAACTTCATCACCATCAAACAAGACATCATATAAAGCATCCATCATAGGATATATCATATACATAGCAGTACCTAGAGCAAATCCAGAATCTAGTCCATCTAATGCTTGTTGTTTTTTATTTCTACCTAGTGCTATATCTTGATAACCTAGAATATCTTTAGCTTTGTTACCATACTTACCTGTTCTAGTTAATACAGGGTCTAGTAAAGATGATATATCTTTAGCAGTATTGATACCTGATGATACCATACCATGTTTGTATCTAGCAAAGATAACCCAATCAGGATTCTGTAAGGCTTGAGAAATGTGTCTAGTTATTCTATACCCTAGCAGTGATTCAGAACCTACAGTCTCTGGTAATCTATATGAAGGCATGTGTAACTCTACTTGTTTAGCAGCTTGAATCATAGGTATACCTTGCTTATCCATCTTCTGTTTAAGAAGGTGCATATATAATACATCACGCATACTCCACATAGAATATTGTGCATAATTAGATATATTAGCATACCCTTTAGATACCTTATGTAAAGCAGCTTTACCTGGTATTTTCCATCCTTTGTCTTGCTTTCTCCAGAATGTTTCTGTACCCTGTTGCATTACTTTAGTCCAAGCATTAGTGTTTCTTACATTGACACTCATAGAAGAAGCACCATCTCTAATGAGTTGTTGATACTCTGGTGTTCTTTCCATTACTTGTTTCATTGCCCACTCACCTTGCTCTGCCCATCTCTTTCTACTCTTAGATGTAAACAAAGAACCAAATGATTTAGATACACCTGATGTAGAGTAGTAGTGAATTAACTCATTGTGCATGTGAGGTAATGGGTTAAGCATCATGTTCTTAACAAGAGCATCTGATATAGAACCTAGTATACTTTTATTAAACTCTCTATAACTGTCTTGTAAAATATCACCTACTCTTCTAGAGACTTTCATCTGTCCCCAACCTCTTAGTCCTGCTGCATCTGTATCAAACTTAAGGCTTGTTAGTTGTCCAATATTAACCTCATCTCCCTTATTAATTTCTTTTTGTCTATCACTTATAGTTCTATTTTTATCAGGGTATCTAGGGTCATACATATTTTGTTTATCTTTCTGAACTCTATCTGCATAATCAGTAATCATTTTAAAGTTAGTTTGACCAAAAGCAGATTTAACTATATCTTTTTGCCAAGCAGCTTGACTAACAGATTGTCTTTTTTCTACAACACTTCTTGATAATGCAGCTAATGTATCTAGTACTTGTTCTTTAGTATAAATATCTCTAATTTCTTTACTAGAAACATCTTTTAAAGTCAATTCTCCTAAATCCATAGCTTCTAAATCTTTACCTCTTGGATTAAGTTTATCTCCTACATTCTTAAGACCTGTACCATCTAACTGTTTATTAGCTTGTGTTAATTGATAAGCTATTTGTTGGTAATAATTACCATCTGCATTAGGTTCATAACTTCTCTTGTCTTGTCTACCACCTTTACCTGGTTTAGCAGTATTAACTATAATGATAGCTTCCCCTGCCTTATTCTCACCTAGTGTAATGTATAGAGGTTTCTTACCTTTAGAACTTTCTAACTTAAAGTATGTTCTAGGGTTTAAAGACTTAGGAATTCTAGCAGGTAAATCACCTTGTCGAACCTTATAGTAATCACCAATGAAATTAGCAATAATACCTTGTTTTTCAGCCATCCATTCTCTTGGCATAAAATTCTTATTGACTTCAAACTTAGGTAAGATACCTAACTGCTGTTGTTTCTTAGTAAGTTTTGTATGCTCTTTCATTAGAGTCTTTTGAACTTGATATAAAATTTTCTGAGGTTCAGTAAAGTTTTTAATTCTAGATAAAGGTAGTGTACCTTCTAATACATCTTGTACTTCAAAGTATTGTTTTTCTGTTTTCTTATTAAAAGTTCTATCTTTACCCCATCCATTTTCTGCTCCAAACAAATTACTTATACGAGTAGCTAGTACTTCTCCAGCAGTTAAGTCTGCTTTATAGTTACTCTTTGAAACTTGAAGATTACTATCTCTAAATGTATCTAAACCTTCTTTAGTATCTGGAATAGTTCTATCTCTTTTTCTTACTCTAGAGTTAGGATTATTCATCTTATCAAAGTTATATACATTAAAAGCATCTAAGTCTTCTTTAGTATACATCTTATTATCCCAGGGTTTAATTATTTTAGCGTTTTCTAAAATACCATATTGATTATTATTAACAGTCAACTTAAACTCTTCTAGTTTACTTTCAGCTTTCTCTATTGATTCTTTAGAAGCACCTTTATCTTTCATTTTTTGTAAGTTTATTTCAGACTTTTTAATAGCTCTTTCTGCTTTTCTTTTGTCTGTTTGCCAGAACACCTTCTGAGCAGAAGATGCTATTCTATTTCTGATAGGAATATATTGGCTTAGTTCTTTAGCTCTATTATTAAGTTTAGAAAAAGGTCTTCCTAAGAATAAAGAAGCTAATTCTGTTAAAGATTGAGCAGTTTCTTCAGGTAAACCTATTGCACTTAATAGTTCACCAGCACCTTCAATTAGATAACCAAAACCTTTAAGCATGTTACCTGTTATTGTTTCATTAAATGCTGTCTCTGCTGAAGGTATTACATCACTTTCTTCTATATCTTTTTTAAGTTTCTCAAAGATAGCTTTTGTTTGTTTCTGTTGTTCTGGGTCTTCTACAAGAGTTTCAATAGTATTATTTACTGCACCATCTAGTAGTACACCTTTCTCAAATACGTCTTTTACTATCTCATCTCTTCTAATACCAGCTAGTCTAGAAGACTCTTTATATGATATACCATCATCTTTAGTATCATCAAGCTCTTTTAATATATCATTCCATTCATTAGGATAAGGTTCATTGTTTTCTATTTTTTTACTAATCTCATCTGCTAATAAAGTTCTGTCTTTAAGATTCTGTTCTTTATATACATCATTAAAGTCTTTATCAAAGTAAAAGTCAACAGAATTCCATATCTGATTAAGAGGACCAGCTACAAAAGCAGGAGCTTCTGCAGCAACATTAGCTGTTACAATCCCTTCATATGCTGGTTGTGCTAATATACGAGCACCTACATTACCTACTCCACCTACTATACCATTATCATCACCAAAAAGATTCTCTACTCCAGCTTCGTTAGGGTCAGTCTTAGGTGTTTCATTCTGCATTTTAATATATAAATCTGCAAGTTTATTAGCATCCTCAGTACGACCTGCTGCATCAGCATTTTTTAATGCATCTTCTATTTCAGATAAACTAGCCATTATTTAGTTTTATTTCGTTCTAGTAAATCTTTAAGCTCTGGAGACACTTTATTATCCTTATTAACAGTGTCACCATTTGTCATAGTTTGCTGTACCCACATACCTTTATCTCCATAAAATGTACCATTATTCCAGTTACCTTCTTTCCAAGTGTATTTTTCTGCAACATTTTTTAATGCTTCTTGTAATACAGAATTTGAATCAAAGTCATCTTCTATGGTCTTTTCATTAATCACATTAGTAATTTCAGCTAGTACTAGATTATTAAAAGAAGCTCTAGCGTCTTCATCAGTACCTGTTATTTTATCTGAAATTTCAAACACAGTTTGTTTATTTGATGTTAATGAATCTAACTTAAGGTCATCAGTTAATTGTTTTGAAACCTTTTGTCTGAAAGTACGGAACTTATTTATATTACCTTGTTTATCTTGATTTTCCGCTTGATTTAATGTTAATAATTTAAGTTGAGTAGCTATTGATGCTTGGTCTGCATTGGCATCTATCTCTGCTTTTTTATCTGCTACTTGCGAAACAGATTGAGGTGATGCTCCTAACTCATTTAAGTTCTTCATAAGAATACCATACATTTTAGATGGGTCAGTCATATCTCCACCTAACTGTTGTTGTGTCATTTGTAATGCTTCTTCTGCAAGAGCTTTCTCTTTTAAGATAGGGTCATTGTTATTAAATAATCCTCTTAACATCTTATTCCATCCCATACCTACTGCACCATAATCTTTAGGCATGTTATTACCAAACATGTAATCTTCTCTTTGACCAGCTATATCTCTAGCTAAAAGCTTCTCATCAAAATTAAATAATCCTTCTACTGTAGCCATTATCTTCCACTCCTTAAATGTGATGGTCCGTTAAATCCATGTGAATTCCAAGAAGAACCTCCAGTTCCTCCTCCTCCACTCATTAAATTACTAAATGTACCTTGTGGTATAGCACTAGCACCTGCACCTAGTAACTGTGTAAACATACCTGCTCCTGCTAAATCACTTCCTAATCTAGCTTGTGCACCCATACCATACATCTGAGCCATAGCTTGATTACCTGACTGAGCAGCACTACCAAGAGATTGTCCCATGTTTAATGGTACTTGTCCCATCTTCTCAATATCACTACCATAAGCAAACATCTTATACATATCATTGTAAGGGTTAAGTCTCATATCATTACCCATACCATAGTAACCCATACCTGTTTGCATATCATTAAGTCTTTCTTGTCTAGCTCTAGATTGAGCATCAAAAGCCATTGAATTATCTTCTCTATTCATAGCAGTTAGATATTCCATTCTTTCAGGGTTCAAATATCCACCACCTTCATAAGCTGCAGTACCTTGTCCCATACGTCCACTAGCAAAGAGGTTGTTAGCTAGTCTCTGTTCATTCTGAGCTCTTCCAGGTTGTATAAGGCTTTGCATATCAGTGTAGTACTTACCAGCATCTTTAGAGATATCTCTATTATATGCTTCATCAAACATACTCCTACCAGCATTCTTAATATAGTTACCATCATCTATACCAGCTTGGTCTGGACCAGCTAATGCTTGATTCATAAACACATCTCTAAGTTGAGTTAACTCAGGACTTAGATTATAACTTGCTGTGTTTGCTTCATAGTCAAAGTTAGCATCTCCAAAATAAGAACCAGAGACATCCCAGGGCATGTATTGTGCCTTGTCTCCTGCCTCCCTCATTGCAGCTGCTGCTCTTTTCCCTGCCTTAGTTGTACCTGTTATACTTCCTACTAATGAACCCATTATTTCACCTCTTTTTCAAAAATGTATCCTACTAATTTAAAATTGTATTTCTTTACAAATGCTTTATAACTCTTTCTAGTTGTACCACCTAATATAGTTTTACATCCTAACTGCTTTGCTAACTCATTTATGTACTCATCCCAGTACTTTCCATCACCATAGACATTGATACATACAAACTTATCTCCATCTATCTTCCAACTCATAAACCCATGTTCATTCTCAATCAGGTTTGTTTCATCTACATATTCACTTCTACTCTTTTCTAAAAACCTTGCTACACTTTCTTTATCCAATGTGTCTCCTAAGTTTTCATAATAAATGCTAATGCAAAGTATGGAGGTATATTTTTACCTGTTACAGATTCACCAGTCTCATTTGTAGTAAAGGTATGAGTATGATTACCATTAGAACCTGTTGATTGTCCTGATAATGCTTTCCATTGTTGATACTCATTATCTCTATCAATATCACCTGTTCCAGAAACAGCTTGTACTAAGTAATGTGGTAATGAGTGATTGTGATTACCAGCTGAATCTGTTGTTCCTGTATGCGTGTGAGCTGGTACAATAGCATCAGCACTACCACCAGTATCATCAGGATTATAAGTACTACCTGCACCCATAATAAACTTATCTGTTAAATCAGGAGTACTATTATTACCATCACATAATACATATCCTGTAGGTATAGTTGCTACACTACCTGACCACATAACTATCATACCTGTTAAAATAGCATTCTGTGCTACAAAAGCAGTAGTAGCTATTTGTGTGGTACTTGTTCCTGCAGAAGCAGTAGGTGCAGTAGGAACACCAGTAAATTCTGGTGATACTGTATTAGCTTTACTTGCTACAGCAGTAACTATATTATTAAACTCTGTATCAAACTCAGAACCTCTAATAATTTTATCATTATCTGTATCTGGTAAAGAATCCTTTCTTAAAAAGTTTGTTGTTTTTACATAATTACTCATTAGCTTCTCTTCCCTGTTTTTAAAAATATATCAATCTTTTGTACACTGATTAATTCATCACGAATAGTAGCATCTAAACCAAAGAAAAATGATTCACCACTACCACCTAAAGGTATCTTAACTCTATGTATACCTATACCTACTGAAGAATACTTACTTACTCCATATAAAGATGTAGGGTCAGAATACTTTGGATATATACCTGTACCTAAATCTCTATCTACTACAACCTTTCTTGGGTTCCTTGTATAGTCATAACCATATTTTAATACAAAGTCTTGTTGTTTAGCACCTTCAAGAGTTAATGTTGCTCTTTTTGCAAGTTTATATACGATTTGTCCTTGTCCACCTAAATCAGAACTAGCTGACCTATAAACTAAATCAAAAGTAGTATCTCTATCTTGTAGTCCTGTATACTGAGCTACTCCTCCTTTAACTCCCATCATCAAGTCATACTTATCTCTATCATCAAAGTAACAACTAAATAATTCACCATTACTTAAAGACCATGTGGTTGTTCTAGCACTACCATTCTCTAATGGCATTCTTAAATCTAAATAAACAATCTTTCTATTTAAAGGCAATGTAATTACATAGAATGCTTCATCTTCACAATATCCAGCTCTTATGTTTTGTGGATTAGTTTCATAATCTAACCATCCTGCCATCTCATCTCTAATATTTAGAGTAAGTTCTCTCATTGGCATAGACTTCTCTTGTACAGTTCTAGTAAAACTTCTAACACCTGACTTAGACATGAAGATTAAATCCGTACCAGTGGCTTTTATGGAGTCCCTAGATAGACATCCTACACCAGTAATAACATCTTCTAATGACATAGTATCAGGATTCTCTGCTCCTTTATAAATAACTATGTTATCTTGACAGAATATAACTAAGAAGTTATTATGTTGAGCTAATCCTACAATTGTATCATTGTTACCTACAACAGAACTAATGTCAAGTATACCAGCATTGTTACTGTTAAAGTTAGTAGGGTCTAACAAGTCACTATAAAATATAGTAAATGGATTCTCTGATATACCTGCTGTCCATATTCTACCATATGCAGATAGACATGCATCAGGGTCAAAGTTAGTTACACCTAATGGTTTATCTGCTATCTCTACCCATTCTGTAGTTAAACCATTTACACTAAATGCTAATGCTGGGTTATCTTTTTGTGTTGCTATTGTCCATATTGTTGCATTAGAACCTGCACCTTCAGGTAATGTTTGCATTTGCCATCTATTACCATCTATAGCTACATTTGCAGGAGTTATATCAACTAACGCAGATAAGAAGTTTCTAGTATTAGCTTTAGAATTAAAAGACCTAACACCTGCTTCTTCTCCTTTATACATTTTATTATTACCATTAGCTAGATAAAATGTTCTACCATCTATTAAGTCATGTCTCCAAATAGATTCTATATAGTTATCACCTAAACTAGCTATAGGCTCATTAAGTAGTTTATGACCTTTACGACTAGTCATTCTACCACCCTTATCTATAACTATATTATCAGCTTGTGTAGCATAACCACTAGATAATCCTACTTGTGAGTCTTGTGTATTAAGACCTAAGAATCCAGGTGCTAGTAAACTAACTGATTCTAAATTACCTGTAGGCATTAAACACTTCTCCAAATAGTTTCCATAGGCTTCCTACTTGCTTCCATAGATATATGGTCTGCTAGTAAAGACTGATATCTTTGTTGTTGATTACTACTACCACCATCTTCACCTCTTTCTTCTATAGCTCTAGCTAAAGCATTTTCTATCACTAATAAATGTGGTACTAATAATCTATCTCCTTCTTCTTTTAAATCTTTTTGAGGACATGTCATATTAAATCTTAAGTGTTCTTCTTTTTCTGGTTTAGGATATACATCTACTCCTATATCACCATCTGATGTAACTCCATTCCAAGTAAAGAACTCAGGTGAACCTGTAGGAACATCATCTGGAGCATAAGCTCTATCCATCCATTCAGTAGGTCTAATGTTTAACCAATTCTTATTTGTATAATTATATACATCAAGTGTTCTGACTGCTGTATTAGTATCTAGTAAAGTATAATGAAATGTTCCAGGTTCAGTTATTACTTGAACAGTCTTTCTAAGAGCTTCCCAATTATATGCATTCTCTACATCTCTTTTAGCTACATTTACTAACTGACCTACTAATGCAGAATACTCATTCTCATTAACAGCTTCAACTGGTTCTTCTCTTAATCGTACTAGTACGCTATTTACTATCTCGATGTATGTCATCTTTACATGTCCCTGTTAAATTAAAACTACCTATGTCTGATACTACTGCACACCACCATTTACCATTAAAGAAGAATGCTTCTTTTTTGCACTCATTGCAAATAGCTTTACCTGGACTTACCACTTTACTTTGTTTGCCCAGTATGCTGCACTTGTCTTACCCTTTGCTATGTTCTTTGCATGTCTAGCTTTAAATGATTTACGTTTCTTCTTCATTTTATCTGACTCACCTGCTTTAGGTTTACCTGCTGTACTAGCTCCAGCTTGTCCAAACCTTATGATTCTATTCTTACCATTCTCTTTAATAAGAACAGCATGTGACTTACCACCTTTAGCAGACCTTTTTGGTTTATTATATCCAGCAAAAGTTTCTCCTGCATGTTGAATAGACATTATCTACCTCTCTTAGTTTGTATTTGAAATTGTCTACCATTATGTTTATTAACTACATAATCTTTATAATGCTTATTAGGTGCAGGATTTGTATTATGCACTTTCTTATTACTTACTTTTTTTACCATGCTTTTTCCTTTTCTTATTAGCTTCTTTAGTTAAGTTCTTTTTAGCTGATACAGCTTTTAAGTTACTTTTTCTATTGTCCATTGCATTATCATTCTTATGAGCTGCATGTCTCTTATCACCTACTTTAAGTTTTAGCTTTGCTCTTGCTGCATTACGAGATGCTCTTTGTTTAACTCGTTTCTTCTTATTCTTTTTTTCCCAAGCTAACTCTTTTTTATAATCCCTTTTACCATTTGTCATGAAAGGCATTAGTCTTTCTCCTCGTTTGTATGAATTGTTTTCATAGTCCTACATGTTTTAATTGTACTTACTTGTCCGTATGCATCTTGTGTAGTAGTTTCTTCACAAGCTGTTTGCATTATTACTTTCTTATCTTTATCTTCTAAGTTAAGGTCTAGAGGGTCAGCATAATCACCAACCCCTAGTCCTATTATTGCTACAATTACTTCTATCATTACTTACTTTTGTGAGGTTCGTTAAGAACCCAATGTTTAAACTTATACCATACATGTTCTAGATATTCTTCCCAGACATACAGAGCCACTGCTGTCCCAACTATCCATTGCCATGCTGGTGCTGATACTGTCCATAATGTTTCCATACTACTTACCTCCTCCGTTGATAAACTTTTGTTATAGTTCTGCCTATAGTCTATAAGCAGTAAGTTGATTACTAATAGTATCACCTACTGTATTTAAATTACCACCAGAGTTTTGAAAAGCTGAAACTTTAACAATGTCTCCAGAGTTTAAAGTTATTATTGTATTACAAGTAGGACCTCTGCCTCTAGTATCATTTTTAGCTACATCACCAGAATTAACAAGAATAGAGCATATAGCTCTAGTTGGGTCAGCTGAAAATCTTACTGTAGCCGAAATAAACCACTGTCCTGCAGTGGCTGCTGTAACTACAAAAGTATTTCCTCCAGTAACTAAACTATGTGAATCTAAAACTGTTTGGTTAAATACAACATCTTCAGTTAGACCTGTTGTATATGCTTGTGTGGCAGTTCTTACCAACTTTACATATACAGATGCAGCCGTTGTTACAATAGTCCCTGTTTCAGCAGGTAATGTTAGAGTATTAGTTCCTGCAACTGCTGGAGCAATTACTTGAATTTCACCTGATGTATCACCTTTTAAATTTATACTTGCCATTATTTAACTCTCTTTTCTAGTTCATCTAATCTTGCTGATAGTTTCTCAATGAGTTTATCCTTGATAGCTAACTGTTCTTGGACATATGTAGTAGTTGTTAATGGTGTGCCATTTCCCATTCTTACAACAGTTACATCAGGATTGCCAATAGTAACTTCGTTGGTCGCACTAGGAGAGGAAGCTTGAGCTTGATAACCAATACAGGTTACATTGCTTCCTGTTATTAAGTCACCACCAGCGTTGTAACCAATAGCAGTATTATATGCACCACCTTCAGCTGAATTTTTTAAAGCATCTTCACCAACAGCAACACAAAACATTCCATTTGTCCTACTAGATAAAGCATTTTTGCCAATGAAAGTATTTTTCTGACTAGAACTAGCACCTACAGTCATACCATTGACTGTTAAGTCTTGGGTTGTTACTACACCAGTTTCACCAATAGTCATTTGTGTAGCATAATTTGTGCTACCTGTTCTTTGGCTAAATACAAACTTACCTACATGGTCTCCACCTCTAGAATAAGTAATAAAGCCTTGTGAGGTAGCACCATCTGCTACATTAAATCCTAAAGAGGCATAGTTGTTATCACCTGTTCCATCACTACCATTTGGATTTATTATAGATAATGTTTGTTTAGGTTCAGCAGTATTTGATTGTGCTTCAGAGTTATCATAAGTAGCTTTTACTTGTCCATCATAAGTAGCTACACCATCTACATCTGTCCATATGCTATCACCACCTGAACTTGCTCCACCTGTGCCTACTTTTTGTATATCTACTTGTGTATAAATAGAAGGACCAGACTTACAGGTATAACCTAAACCATGAGTTTTAGCTATTTGTATATAGTGTTGTATTTGATAAG